TATTAGAAAATTTTGCCAATTCATTAAATCAATATAATCAATATAGTAAAAATTTTAAAACAGCAGAATTAATATTCATGTATTTATCATTACTAAATAAAATAAAAATATGGCAAATGACAGGATCTAAAACTTTTAAATTATCATCAGATCTTGTTGAAGCTTTTAATAATACAGATATTAATCTTAATTATACACCAAATGATTTTCAATATCCTTTTGGGTGCTTTATGATAGAAAGCGAAAACCCAATGTTTGACGTATTTTTTAGTGATGGAAGAAAAACAAATGTATATAATATTCTTTATATTGATAAAGAAACTGCAACTAAAAATTCTAAACTAATTAGTATTGATGGCTATGTTCATAATATTGAATGGGATATTTCAATATCGGCCATAGTCCCTGGTGTAAAAATATTAGATATAGATACTGGTCTGGATTATATTTGGTTAAATTTAAAAAAAGATAATGTTATTAAAGAAATGTATGAAAAGCAAATACATCCAATAGCAAAAGATTTGGACATAAGAATAACAAAAAATGAAACTCAAAAAGTTGTTAATATATTTTATAATACAGTAATGTATATTAATGAAAGGGTTGACAATGGTTGTGTGCAAAAAATATGTACACGAAAAACAAATGTTAAAAGTAATAGTAAAAATAAAAAAATTACTAATACTTATATATATTTAACAACTCCAAAAGATTATAAATCTTTAAATAGTTCTAAGCATAGAACTATAGATAAAAGATTTATAGTCAGGGGCCATTGGACAAATCAAGCTTATGGAGAAAAATTAACTTTAAGAAGAAAGCAATGGATTTTACCATATTGGAAAGGTCCAGAATTATCTGAAATAATATCAAAACCTTACAAAGTCAATTGATGTTATTTATATGTTTTTTTTGTAATAATATTAATGTACAAAGAAATTTTAATGGCGTATCGCCATTTATTATTTTTTTTAACTTTCAATTTATATTAGTCAGAAAATAATATGCGAAATATGTAACCATATAAATTGAAAGTTAAAAATACCCACCAGGAGTAATTTTATTAGTTAGTAGGATAATCCTCCACGGTCTGGGAGTTCAATTCTATAAGTATTATATCGAATCAAGTGAAGTTTGTACAAGTCTTAGAGTTGAATAGAATGGAGTTTCTCCATTCTTCAATTTTTATTTAATATCCTCCAAGTTATAACAGAATAGGTGTATAAGAGAAATTTATCAACTTGGAGGATATTAAATCGATGGCGACTGCCAAAAGCCCAAGGAGCAACGACTTCTGGTTCCGTTGGTGTGGCGCCGCGTCGCGGATCTGATGTTACCACCAAGACGTTGGGAAATGATGGATGTGACTCTTCCGAATAGAGCCATCTAATCAATTTAAGGTAAGACTAAAAAGGCCACATTTTAAGTGACCTTTTTTTTAGCTATTAAATTCACTAAAATTACTATCCTTTATTAATTAAAGGAGATATGATATTAACATCAGCAAGATTTGTACCTTTTATATAATCATACGAAGCTGCTGTATTAATTGGCCTAACTCTAATAAATTCAATAGATACTCCCTCAGACAACACATTCATTGCTGCTGAAATACCAAGTTGATGAGTACTGATTCTGCATCCTTCAAAATAAATTTGACTTACCGTATCACTTTGCTGATCTTTAAAGTAAAAGGCAAGTCCAGTTGGTTGATCAAAAAATGAAGAAGCTAAATTTATAGACATTTGACCAGAACCTATTGGTTCAAACTCTTGATAACTTTCATTACCTGAAGAGTCTAAATATTTATTAGACATAAATTTAGCAAACTTTTTATCTACAGTAGAATAATCAGCCTTTACCTCTCCCATATATAAAGCTTTTAATATATTGGCGCCATCAAAAAACACTCTACTCATATTTATGGCTCCAACAGTTTTCCCTGGTATTAAATAACTTAATCGAGAGCCAATTTCAAATATTCTACTAAGTGGTTTAGACATACTTATTTGAGCAGTGTCAACAAGACCTATTGGAACTATTCTAATACCTACAGATCCTGAAAGAGCTTGCTCAAAATCAGCAGGTCCTGCACATATTAAAACAGTTCCAGATTCAACTATATCGTTTATAGCTATACCTTGTTTGTTAGCTTGAAATCCTGTCTTGTCAATATAAGCCTGTGAGACATGTTTATTTTTCCAATCCCACCCACCACTAAGATCAACTAAGCTATCTAAATTAATAGGGTTTCCCATAAAATTTCCTCCTAGATTATTTCAATTTATATATATATATATTAACGTGATTTAATAATCAATGTAATGTCATAATAATTACCCGCAACAAATACAGTTGCTTCGCATACAATATTAATTTTATCAGCAATAACTTCATCACGAGCAATTGATTTTACATAAAGTGATTGCAAAATTCCTTTTCTGGTAAGTGTTGTTGATACTATTCCACATACAGACGCTATAAATTTCAATAAATCGTTAGTAATATTATACTTTCCAACATATGGATTTATAGCTGATCGTAATGTTTTCGCAGCAACATCCGCCTGTTTAGTAATAGAATGCTCTCTATATTCTACAGCATCCATATTTGAAGTTAAATCATGTCTTGACTTAATTGATTGGCTTGGAGATACATCCTGAATCATAACATCAACTCCACTGCCTCCAATTTCATCAAGTTGAGATTTCTTAAAATAATGATTTGTTTTTAATGAAATATTAGCTATTCCTGGTATGCTAAAATTCATATTTGTAAATGATTGAGAAACTACTACTCCTGAATCCAATCCAACAATTGCTGCAGAGATATAATATGGAGGAAGAAGATACTGGATACTATTATAATATCCATAAAACCATCCTGGCCACAACACTTTAACTCTACGATTCCCATAATCTATAGCGGCTATTTTAATTGCTTGATTATCTTTTCGTCCACTCATGAATTTAAAACTTGGAGTAGTTATTGAATCTCCACTATAATCTGTTTGTATTTCAAAAGGAGTTTCTGAATCTGGAGTTGCAATAACATTAACAGTTGTAACAAGTTCACCATCAACATCATATATTTCAACAATGTCATTAACTGTTATTCCAGCAGAAACAGGATCAAAGGATCCATTTATAGTTATAACTCCTGTAGATTCATCAATACTGCCATCATCTGATCCCATTAAATAAATATCATTTTCATCATAAACTACAGTGGCAATACGTTCATGACCTTCGTAAGGTTCAGACTGTTCATCACAATATGGCCCCGCAAGAGCATTAACACCCACATCGGTAGTTCCAAATGTATGGCTATATACATCATAAAGTTTAAGCTCCTCAAGAGCTTCTGCATATTGTTCAGATAGATTATTTTCAGTAGCATCAACATGAACACCATATAAAACTTGTTGTCCTGATTGAGAAAAAGCTGCAGAAGCCATAAAAGCCAACTCATTATGTAAATTAATACTACCATCATTTGACCACGCATCGGTAATATCTTTCAAACTTGCGATACGTTTTACAACTCCAATTTCTTCAGTTCTTACTGCACGAAAATCAGAAAGAATATCACTTTCAATTTTAGGATGCCATGCAGTTAAAAAATCTCCGGTAATAAACTTAGTATCATTAGGAGACACTACCGATTTATATATAACTGAATTTGTAGTGATAGTATAAACTTCACCACTTTTAACAATAGTATTAATACGATATAATCTTATATTGTCAATAGTACGTTCGTCAACACCATCATCTATAATGGCAGTAGTTACTAAAAATAAATCTCCTGCAGAAAGCACTGGAGCTAACCCGCCAGTGTCTGTAATACTAAATGAATAATCATTTATTTTCTCTACAATTGAAGCGTCGCCAACGAGTTTTAATCCATAGTTTTGAGAAAATCCAAGATATCTTTTAATGGTATAATAACTTAAATAAAGAGTAGAAAATGGAGTTTGTTCAAATGCCTTGTATTGAGTAAATGAATAATCAACCCTGCCTGTATCAAGCGGAATAGTATTAAATTTTAATGTATTTTCATTTAATACTGAAGTTACGCTTACTTGAATTGGAGTATCTATTGAATCTGAAATTGCTAATGATGATAAATATAATACATCTCCAATTTTAACTTTATTAGTTACAAATTTCGCATTTACATCATACAATGTATTAGGAATATCAATAGTCGAAACATTATGAGCTCCAACAACAATTCCTTCACCATTAAGTATAGCAGCAGAATAAGCTTTTTGAAGATTTATTTTTGTTTCGTCGGTACTAATATTAGCAACCGTTCCTACAAATGTCCAAGCATCACTAATATTAATAAAAACATTTTGACCTGTTTTAATTTTTGAAGTAACTACAGCTCCGTCAGTAATTAAAATCGTTTTAAGATCAGAAGCAAGAATTTTAACTTCACCTGAAACCCCTTCTTTTCTATAATAAGGAATTATACCTTCGCATTCCCCTTCTACTTGTTCTGTGTTTGGAACTGTATAATTATCATCATATCCAATAGAAATACCATCTTCTGATATATTATCACTATCTATATCAAGATCAATATTTCCAAATGGTGAAGATCCTTTTACTTTTACAGGATAAAAATCGTATGCTCTTTTATTAATAACATCTTTATTATATACTACTTTTTCAACACCCCATTCTAAAACATTATCTTTAATTCCATATGATGATCCAATCAATTCATTAAGATACACATCAAATGCAGTAGCAACTATTGCAGATGGAATATCTTCCACAGCAATTGCGCCTGGACTTGTAACAAACTGTTGAGTTACTGAAACATTTGGTCCTTGATATGTTGTAGCCATTTTCTATTCTCCTTGGTTATTATTTGGTATTTCGCCTGTTAAATGTATACAATTCCAATATAATTCATATTTAACATCATCAGCATTATCAGGAGCTACCCATGGTATAGGTTCATTATAATCATTATGAGTTAATAATTTTAATGTATTTTTATCTTTTATACTATCAATAGGATATAACTGTGGATTTTCATTAAATTTAATATAATAATATCCATTTGATAATTCTTTTTCATTTAGTCTTGGATCATCATCTTCTTCAAATCCAAAACTTTTACTATTATCATACAATATATCTTTATCTTTTTCAACCACTCCATTTTCAGAAAATGTTGTAGATTCTTTATTTACTGCAAATATAGATACTGAATTCCATAATTCAGGCTCTCTTAATACGTTTAACCACCCAAGTTGTATTGATGCAGAAATACGCAATACAACTTCATATCTTCTTACTTCAGTATTAATAACTACAGGTGTTTCAGGTCCAATATCAACACAATTCATATTACGTAAAAATTTTAAAGCATCCATAATTCCATGTCTATCAGATTGTAAATTAATAGCTAAAAAATTAGCTAATGATGAAGCCTCAGACCCAACCCGCGAACCACATATAATATTAATAAATCCATCTAATATTACCACCTGTTCTATTTGTTCAAATGTATTTTCTGATCCAGACTTAACATCATTTATAATATTATGTTGAAATGTAAAACCACTTCTTTCAACTACTATAAATGGGGCACTCATTGGTTTTTGATTATCTATAACAAATGGTGATGATATACGAATTTTACTTAACCTATCATCTGCAATCCATCTATAGTATTCAGGAACCTTCTCTTCATTTCCAAACATCCATTGTATATAACTTATAAATGCATCACTTATAAGAGCCAATGGAAATTTTTTTAATACTGATGACATCCTGATCCTTCAACATAAATATAAGCTATAAAGATAAAATAAACAAATTGTTATTAAATTTAATTATGAATTAACTTGAAAAAAGTTATAGCCATTGATGCTATACTTATTAATAAAGCAATAAAACTTATTATACTAACAAAAACTTTTACCGCTTTAAAAGAAATATCAATATTAGTATCAATCCTTTGCTGGTTAGTATCAATATCATCTATTTTAATTTCATGTTCATTTAATCTATTTTCAAACAAGGTAAATAATTTCTCACAATTTTCTCTTTTTTCTTTTGTTACGTTCAAATGCGAATTTAGGGATGAATAAATTTTAGAAATTTCTTTAACTGTTTCCTTAGAATTATTTTCTATTTTATTAGATAATGAATGCAAATGAATATTTACTGATTCATAAACCTTAGCTATTTCTTTTATTGTATCTTTAGAATCAGAATCTAATTTATTAAATAATAAAGTAATATTATTTCGTAATAAAGTAATATTTTCTACAGCAGTGTCTAATTGTTGTTGTATTTTTCCAAGTTCTCTTTCGTTATCAACCATAATTAACTCCTATACAATAATATCATATTCATTATCACTACTAACTATTTCATCAATAGTTAATATCTGACTTATAATATAATTTTGTTTAGATAATATTGCAGAACTTTCGCTTAATTTTGGAAGTTTAGTAATATCAACTTTACTTATTACAAATCTTTTATTATTATCATTATTAACTATTAAATCTTTTGGACGAACAATGGGATAATTACTCATTCTAGCTTCATTTAGAAGAAAAACATTTTCCCAATTTTGTTGAGAAACTGATATTTTATGGGAAGCCCCGAAAGATATTTGAACTACAATAGGTGAAAAAAAACCTGAAATAAATCCAGTACTGTTACATACATCACAAAATGAAAGTGTTAGTTGTTGCCTTTCTTCTGACCAACATTTAGTGCATCTTGTTCCTGTATTTTTTCTTTTGTAAAGTTTACATGGTTCTCCATGATACATATTATAAAGAATATACTCAGCATAACGCATGGTATCATGAATACCATTATAATGTATTCCTATAAAAACAACTTTAGAAAAAAAACTATAATTAGGATCATTTTTATTTACAGCAAAAATTTTATAATAATGATCAACATTAAATTCGTATTGTTTAATTCTATGAGTATAAGATAAAGGGCCGGTATACCCATCAATTTCGATAGGATACCCGTCAACATCATTAATAGTTTCAAATTCATTTTCAGGATGTTTAGACCAATAAATATTAAAAAAATAATTATCTATATAATCATCAGTAATTGGCGGATCGTCTGAAATTAAATCCCATTCTATAAAGAATTCATTTTCTATAGTTTTTATGACTTCTACTGATGAAAAAATCATAATAGTTTATTAATTTCTTGATAAGTTTTTCCACTATCTATACTCGATAAGAATAATTTTTTATCAATTAAATTTACTATTGATTCATTAAAATAATATTTTGCATATCCACCTAAATGAATCCATTCAACTCTTCTAACAGGATCTCTTTCATAAATAACTTGACCAAATTTACATTTATTATTTATGACTAAATCCATAGTTAAATTGAATAACTCTTTAGCAGTAATTCCATTAGGTACACAATCAGCCGCTCCAACTGAAAAGTTATAAGTTGGTCCATATTTTAAATATTTATCAGATCCGTATTTTAACAATACAGCATTGCCATAATTATGATCACTTGTTTCCGATGGATTGTATCCATTTGAAACAAGTCTATCGTAATCTTCTTTATTTCTTACTCCAGATGAAATACTAATAGATAAATTTACAGGCATAGCATCTCTTACTATTTGCATATTATTTGCAAGATTAACAATTAATAACTGCAAATATTTGCTATCAGGTATCCAGCCCTTACCAAACTGATTAGGTGCAAATTCATAAAAAGAAAAATTTTTTGTTATTTTCTGTTCCATTATTTAATTTTAAACCTAATTAAATTTGCCCTTTTTTTGCTAATTCAATTAATTTAGCTACGGTTTCCTCATCATACATATTTACCCCATTAACGTTTACAGGGCCTTTTACAGCATTTTGATCTTGAAGTGCTACCTGACTACCATTAACTTGATTTGATTGAATTGGAGCGCCTGCAGAAGCTTGAGAAGATGCTACAGGAGGAACTATATCATTAGCAACATCTTCTTCAGGAGTTATACCCCCCTGTGTTACATTTGAATTTGCAGGAATAGCATTTTGATCTATAGGAACGCCATTTTGATCCACCGGAACAGCGTTAGGGTCTATTGCTTCACCTTCTTGTGGAACATAACCATCAGGAGTGGCTGCATATCCTTCATTTTGTGACATAGATTGCTGTTGAATCATTTGATCCATTTGATTTGATGCTGAATCTGTTCCAACCTGTGCAATATGAGCAGCTACACGACCTATTAAATCTTGTGCATTCGGATTGCCTTGCATAGCCATATTAAAAACTTCAGGACCAAGAAATGCCCTTGCTGACATAGCACCTATTTCTTGAGGAGCAGGAGTGTTAGTTTCTTGAGGTACTTGAGCGTCAACTATAGGTTGTTCAACTTCTTGTTCTTCCTGGGCTACATCTTCAACAGGTTCTTCTTCAGTAGATTCGCCCTCAGCACTTTCACCTTCTTCATTATCTGTAGTGCTATCTTCATTTTTCTTATCTTTATTTGATTTTTCATTAAAATTAGATTCTTCATCCTTAGCAGCTAATTTTAATAATGCATTTAAAACATTACCCATTTCAGCAATTTTTTGAAGATCTTCAATAACAATTTTTACTTTTTCCATACATCTCCCCTTATATTAATCGTCAATAACAGTTCCTTCTAAACCATGCAAAGATGCATATGGAGAGGCAACACCTCCCCATCCTGCATTTATATTTATTGCTATTTTTATTTTAGTTAAAACATCTATTTCTTTATCAGCAACAGCATATAAAGTTTGTAATTGCTGTAGATATCGAGTTCCATCAGAAATTTTTACATTTATTCCACCGTTGTTATAAGCAAGATCGTTACGAGCCATTACTATACCATTAGAAATTAAACATTCAATTGATGCTTGGTGTATAAGTAAAGATGGCAATGGAAATGTAGATATAGTATATGATTGAATCATTGGAGGTGTAGAATTTAAAAAACCCAATGCCATATGGATATACATATCCAATTCATTACTTGAATTTTCTTCTTTAAACTCTATTAATCTATTTAATATATCGTGATCTTTAATAAAGTTTTTTAAAGCTACTCTATATTCACTTAATGTCATTTTTATCCTATTTAACAAAAAAACCCAGCCCTTCCAAATTGGGGCTGGGCTTTCATGATAACAAAAAAAAATAAATTACAACTTTTTACAGTTTTAAACCTTTATAATAGTTTGTAATATTTGCAGGAAGAATTCCGTCAGCCTTAACCTCAATATCAGTTGACCCTCCTGGATTTACCGAACCCAAAAGTGTAAGCAACGCAACGGACAATGCATTACCAATATTAAACCCAACCGATTCCTTTGTCTGCCATTCAATAAGACCAAAATTTGATTTAATTTCAAAATTAGGATCTCCTAATGAGAAATTATGACCAAGAAAATCTGGAGTTGTAAACGCCCAAATATGGCCGACAGGAAGAATATCACTTTTAATGGTTTTAATAACTTTGGTTCCATGAAGAGTGTCTGAAGTAATACCATTCAAAACCCTGTCTTTACCAAAATCATCACCAGCACCTGGAAGAAATACCGCTGTCTCAAAAACTTCCTGACACATTAAAATACATCCCACTTCTTTACGTTTTGAATCCGAGCCATTAATACCTGAAGCAAGAGTGTTCTTAATTTTTACAAGATCTTTTTGATCAATTGTAAGCGCTGTTGCTCCTGCATACTTTACGCATTTTCTTTTGGTATCAATTGCAACGCCAAGAGCGGATCCGCAAATACGAAGGAAAAACTTATCTTCAAGTTTTTCAAGAATAGGAACGGATTTATCTTCAATGCGTTTGGTGATTTTATATTGATACGAACGAAGATCTTCATAGGTAATCTGAAAACGTTTTGTGGTAAAATTAACGATCGGTATTATATACTTTTCGCCTTTTACATATTGGCCATCCGGCTCTCCAAGATTATCTACAGCTACGGCAGCTGCATCCGGTTCAATATCACGTATAAGATACAATGATGTATCATTAACATTTCTTTGACAATCTGCTACAGTAATTGGTTCCTGTGGAACAATAGCTCGTGAGAATGCTGCCTCCTGAAGTTCAGTTTTAACATACTGTTTTCCTGCCTCTGAAAGCTGAGCCTGCCCCTCAAGAGTGGCAATTTTTTCCATAAAAGCTTCATTAGCTTGAATGGCGGCATGTGTTTCTAACATAAAAAACTCCTTTGGTATAATTTAAATAGTTTCACATAGTTTTATTATAACATATTATTAATAATTTGTACATATATAGATAATATAATTAATTTTTAACATTATACATACTTTTTTTCATTAATTAAATTTTTTAAATAACTTGAAGCCACTTCCATTGACAATTCATTTTGATATGTATCACTTATTTTTTTATGATTAATATCAGAATTTAATATTTTATTTATATCATTCCAAAAATTTTCTTTATTTGAAATAATAACATCTCTATAAATTTCAGGCCAAAAATTTACTGTATCAAGAACAATAACGGGTAGACCACATGCAAGCATTTCAGACATTGCACGTGGACAAGAATCTGCAGAAGTATAAGGAATAATTCCAATTTTACATTTACCTATCCAATATGGCATTTCATCTCGTAGCAATAATTTATTAGTTACGTTATTTAAATCATCAACTTCAGACTCAATTCCAAGATGTAAAATTTTTAAATTTTTTGGGCATGTTTCTTTTACAAACTGATGACCTTTATGAGGTCTTTGACCATTTCCAATATAACAAATATCATATTCATGACTATACGATAATGGAGGAACAAAATCAGGATGCGCAGGTTTTATCCATGGAACTACTTTAGAATTACTATGATCTAATTTACAATTAGTTAAAAATCCTTTACAATCTGTTAAAATTATATCATAATAAATATCACTTTTTGGATTATATCGAATTCCGGCACCATAATAAATTTTAATTGTAGATTTATATTTATTTAAAATAATATCATTCCATCCAAACCCACCTCTTGAAAATATAACATCTGGTTTAAATGGAGTTTCATAATTTTTCATATCATCAGTGCATATAATACTAAAATTATTTAATATTTGATGAAATTCTTTTTTTCCATAACATATCATTTCTCCATTTTCTTTCCCATCGATCATATTAATAAATAAACTTTGCCACATATCTGACTTTTCATATATAGCAGCAGCTTTCCCTCTAAGAAATAAATAATTCATGATCTTACGCGAAAAGGAAACCTACGGTTTTAACCGTAGGATGAATTTTCGCATCTCCCTTCAAAATAAATTTTATTTTTTCAAATAAATGAAGTATATTAATAATATGAAACTGACACTTCAAATTAAACTTCTGCCGACGAATGAACAAGCAAAGAGTCTTGGGAAAACCCTGAAGGCTTGTAATGCCACTTGCAATGATATTTCTGAAACAGCATGGCAGACAAAAACATTCAATCAGTTTAAGCTTCATAATCTGGTTTACCATCAACAAAAAGAATTTTCGCATCTTACAGCACAAGCTATTGTTCGTTGTATTTCCAAGGTATCCGATTCTTATAAGCTCGATAAAAATGTTAAACGAATTTTCAGGCTTGAAGGTGGTATTACCTATGATTCCCGCATCCTTTCGTATAAAGAGAATGTTGTTTCGATCTGGTCTGTCGATGGAAGATTGAAGATTTCGTTTGTTTGTCACAATCAGAAATATCTTCCTCACATTAAAGGTGAAGCCGACCTTATTACCAAAAAGGGCAAATGGTTTCTTTTTCAGACCGTTGAAATACCAGAAGAAATTATACATGATGTCGAAGAATTTATCGGAGTAGACTTTGGTATTGTCAATATTGCCACGCTGTCTTCCGGTGAAATAATGTCCGGCAAAGAGCTTGAAACATACAGAGAAAAACGTCAGAAGATTCGTTCGAGTCTCCAATCCAAAGGCACAAAGGGCTGCAAAAAGGTCTTGAAACGGCTTTCGGGAAAAGAGAAACGAACAACTTCTATCGTGAATCACACTATTGCAAAGAAAATCGTTGCGAATGCTGTACAGGAAAATAAGGGAATTGCTCTTGAAAAGCTTAAAGGTATTCGCAAATCCGCCAATAATAAGGGAAAGAAATTTTGTTCTCGCGTTGGCAAATGGAATTTTGCAGACCTTCGGACAAAGATTGAGTATAAAGCAAAACTTAATGGCGTTCCTGTAATCGTCGTTAATCCAGCATATACTTCGCAGACATGTTCTCATTGTCATAATCTTGGTTCCAGAAACGGCGAATCTTTTAAGTGTCCGCATTGTGGTTTTGAAACACATGCGGATGTTAATGCAGCTAAGAATATCGGGGCAGATGTAAATCTGCCTGAAAAATCGGTTAAAGAACATAAGGTTCCTAATCAGGTTTAAAGCCCACGGATTTATCCGTGGGATATTTACTATTTTGTTGCCCTTATTAATATCCAATATGGAGATCCGATATGGCCTGATAACATTCTATAAGTTTCAATTATTTTAAATTTTGTCATAATAAGTAAATTAATAATTGATTGTTCCGAATATATACGTAAATGATTTCTTGATATTCTTCCATCTTCTGGAACTGTTATAATAATTGTACCTTTATTTTTTAATATCCTATAAGCTTCAAAAATAGCATCCTTATCATTAAAAACATGTTCAAGAGTTTCTCCCATTATTATACAGTCAAAAAAACTATTTTCAAACTCAAGTTCTTCTGCCATTCCTGTTTTAATAATAATTTTTTTATTAGAATGACAATTATTAATTTTAGCCATTTCAATTATTTTTTCACATATATCAATTCCATATATTTCTTCTACATCATTTATTTTTGAAGAAAGAAAAATGCCTAATCCATTAGAACATCCAATATCAATTACTCTTGGACCATGTACCCTATCAATAATCCAATTAAATCTATCTACAACTTGTTGATGTTTAGGATGTGTCTTATCAAAATATCTTTCCCATATTTGATCTAAATTTCCTGTGTTTCTATCTAATATAAATTTTTCTTTATCCATAATTTATTTTTGTAAAGTAATTCCAATTAACTGAGCTTCATCTATTCCACATTTAATAGGAAACGGAAGTCTTTTTCCAATATGCCAATCAATTTCCCATACCCTCCAATATATAATTTCCAATACTTTAGAAAATTTTTTTATCCATTCATCAATTTCTTGTTGGTATATTGTAAAACATCCATCACCTTTAGTTCCATTTTCATTACAAACATATCCTCTAGCAAATTTTTCCTTTTTTATTTTACTAAATCCAGCAGTAATAATAGCCAATCCATCATTTTTTAATAATCTATGAATATTATCAATAGCTAACAAATGATCATAACATAATTGTATAACATTAATACAAAAAACAGCATTAAATTCATTTAATAATAATTTAGTTTTACAAATATCATCTTGTATTATTCTATCAGCATTTGGTCCAATATCTATAATAACAACATTATAATTCATATATTGTAATATTTGTGGAAAAACATAAAATGGTCCTGGCCCAATGTCTAATATTTTATTATCTTTACCACTTTTAATAAATTTTAAAAATTTTAAAGCCCATGGATACTCAACAACTCTTTCTATATTATGGTTTTCACTAAATGATCTATAACCATTATATAAACTTCCATGTTGAGCAGTTCTAGGAGTTCCTAAAAATTTTATTAAATTAGACATTTATGCAATCCATAAAATTTTTGTTCAAGTGGATCTTTACTATCAATATACATTGATAATGTTTTTATATTATATAACCTGTTTAATAACTTATTATGTTTTTCAATTCCTAAAAGTATTTTTTTTTCATGAAATTGAATAAATAATATATTTATTAAATTAATAGTTCCATCATCAATGCATTTATTAAGAACATTATATTCAGCTCCTTCAATATTCATTTTTACAATAATATAATCATTAATAGTAAAATTATTTTTTAACCATAAACTAAAGTCTATAGTATTAATTTTTATAGGATTATTCTTATCTAAAGATCCTGTAATTTTTTCTTTTATAATACTTGATCCACTTTGTCTTTTAGTATTTTTTGTATTTATATAAAAATCAATAATACTATTAGATATCCAAACTGCTTTTGGAATAAAAATAACTTTATCTGGATAAAATGATTGCGTAATTCTTGGATTTGGATCAAATGCAAAAATATTAAAATCTAAAGTATAATAATCACTTTCTATAAATCTTTTTATAGTTCCACCTTCATATGATCCACAATCAATATATACTTTCATAATTTTTTAATATGCCTTGTTACATTCATAGCAACGAATTCAGGGCTACAATATTTATCAACCCATTCTTTTTGCTTTTCAATTAATAAATTTCTATAATCATTATTATATATAACTTTTTCTAAATCATTTTGAAAATTATTATAATCAGTTATAACAATTGGAGGAGATGGAAAATAAGGTTCTGTTTTTGGCTCATCCATACTTGTAATAACGCAACATTTTAAACACATTCCTTCTATTCCTGATTTACCAAGACCACCTTTATATGGTATATCATTTCCAAACCTTCCTTGATCAACAAATTTATTTCCTTTTATAATTTGATCAATAAAAATATGAGCTGAACTTTTTTCTTTTATACATTGATCAATAGAAAGACCTATTAATAATTTATATTCAATTTTATATTTTTTAGATAAAATATTGATAACTTCTTGTATTTGATTTGTTCCTTTCCAATTTGGAACTCCTTTTATACCAGGAGAATGGCATATAACTATTCTATCTGTAGGTTTATTAATTATAACATTTGGACATGTTATTGTTTGATAAGCTGGAATATATTCACATCTTAAAAAATCATGAAGATCAGGCATAGCATAAACTGGTATTTTATTATCGATAACATAATCATTACACCATTTATGCTTAATACAAAACATTGTATCACTAAATATAACAGATACAGTTTTAAAATTTTTATTATTTAATTTACTATAAGTTTCCAATCCTCTCATACCAATAGTTATTAAATGATCAATACCTTCTATTTTTTTAGATCCTACTAAAAATAATTTAGCATTTAATGCTTTTGATAAATTACTTGATGAAAAATATTTATTCATATGAGTTTGAGTAAAAGAAGCTATAATACCAATCATAATTTATCCTAATTATTAATATAAAGATCTGTATATTTATTTACAATATTAACTTTTAAATTAATTAATTTATTAAATATTTCATTATGTAAATGTTTAATAGAATCTATTTTATTATAACTCCACCGTATTAATAATTTTTTAATTAAATGAATTGTTCCATCGTTAATACATTTTTTTAAAACTTCATATTCAGCTCCAGCAATATTCATTCTTACAATTACATTATCATTTTCATTAAAATTATTATTTAACCAATTACTAAAATCAATACATTGAACTTGATATATTTTAATTTTATCAGAATATATACTTCTATTATATTTATACAAAGAAGAGTTTTTTAAATTTTCTAATTTAATACCTGATAAATAATAATCTACAAATCCATCATATATCCATACAGCTTTATTAATTTTAATTATATTATTTCTATATATAGCTAATGATAAAAATGGATTACATTCAAAAGCAAAAACTTTATATTGAAGATTTTTTAATTTAAAAGTTCTTACAATTCCTCCTTTAAAAGATCCACAATCTACAAATACATTCTTTGGTTTTATATTAATATTTTTTTTATACTCTATTTTATTTTTATTAACATTGTTAATTAATTCTGTTTTATTTTTATCAACATTATTAATTAATTCTGTTTTATTTTCATTAACATTATTAATTAATTCTGTTTTATTTTCATTAACATTATTAATTAATTCTGTTTTATTTTTATTAATATCTTTTAACAATAATTCTAATTTATCATCATTTACATTATTTGTAAATTCTAATTTATTTTTATTTTTTATTATAACATTTTTATTAATTAAATTTTTTTTATTTTTTTTAATATTATTAGTATTAATAATATTAATATTTTGTATATTATTAAATAATAAATCGCTTTTACTAAAAAATCTAAACCAAAACGCTGGACCGCTTCCATATTCATGTTGTATAATAGATTTTGAATTATATGGTTTCCACATAAATATATTATCTTCAACAGCAATTTTTTTAATAATAGCTTTAGTATGATGCGTAGACATTGATAAGGCAGGCATTTCCCTGCCACACCCATCTTCCTTCCAATTTTTATTCCACATTATAAAAAAATCAGACACATTATCATTTTTTTTAAATCCAATAAATGCCCCATAATATATACAAACAGGAGATTCAATATTAAATTTTTTAAATATACTAGTATAAGGAGATTGACGACGTACAATATCTGAAGTTCTATAAAATCCATATTTTACTAAAAGTAAATCATTACCTTCATCAAAATATTTAAAAACATCCTCTATACCATAATTTTGTATTACAGCATCACAATCAATATAAATAGTTTCATCAAATACTGAATGTAAATGCATTAACGTTTTAATTTGTCTATTAAGTTTAGTATCAATATCAAAATATGTAAATATTGTATTATTAATTTTTAAAATATTTGGAAGGTCTTTAATATTATGTAAAATTTGTATAGGAAGGTTTGTAAATTGACGAGAATATGTAATTGTTTTTATTGCTAATTTATAATAATCTCCAAATACTACAAATAATATTCCTCTTGTCATGATAAAATCCAAAAAATCCCATAGTTAAAACTATGGGATTTTTACTAATAAGTGTGTGAATTTTATACAAATATAATTAATTACGTTAATGTAATATATGAAGGAGACAATGTTCTGAATATAATCCAACCTTCTGTATCATTAACCTCTTCAGCACGAGCTACAACTTCATATATTCCTGTCTCTGCTGTTTCTGCTACAGACACAAGTTTACCTTCAATGCCTGCTCCTGTGGCTACAACAAGGTCATCATTAACATTTATAGTTCCATCATATCCTTCCGAATCAACTTTACAACGAATACCATGCGATTCTATGGTAGTTACCCTGCCGGCCTTTGTATCGTTATTTTCGTAAACATTGTCTGAAACTCCACTAAATACAAGTTTATTGCATTTAGCAGGAGTATCAGTAACAACGTTTTTAATAGAACCATCATCAACAACTTCAGCCCATATTCCAGGGACCGCAACAAAATTGTCAAGTTCAAATAAACGAGACACACGCTCAACTTTATTCAAAAGAGTCAATACATCTAGCATAAGTTTCTCCAATTCATTTCAATCCATATACAATGGTGAAATTATTAATAGTTAAAAAAAAATTATAAAATACCATCAAATATACCACGTTTAATTCGTGATTTAGACCCTTCATTATTATTTTGTTCAAATATTAAACTTTCACTTTCTTTATTATTTGCAAGTTTTATAGCTTCTTTTAATATTAAAAGATTATTATGATCTTTTTTCATTAATTCAGCTATCTTTTCTTCGACATTATTATCACTAACAAGTCCATTTTTAATCATATCATCTAATAAACATCTGATTTCAGCGGCCTTCTCTAATTCAACAACTTGCGAATTTGAAGTTTTAAGTGTTTGTAATAAAGAACGAATACAATTTGAAGCAATCTTCATTATCTCCTGAATAGATCCATACACATTTTCATTATATGGATATGAAGCTATTTTAAATAATCCTTCAGATATTTTTTTAGCTTCATTAAGATTAATGTTTGATGCTATTTTTTCAGTATTTTCAGTAGAATTTTTAGAAGATATAAAATCTAAAATCATTCTACCTATATTAATATCTTGTTGCATATTTATACTCACAAAAATTAATTAATTTTGTGATTAAATTATATTTCTACTTTTCAATACTTTTACTGCATTAACAACTGCAGGATCTTTCATAAGATTATCTATTGCCTGTTGCTCTGACGATGCTTGTTTTTCAATAGCAGAAACCTCTTCTGT